ATAATTTTCCTAAAGACTGGAAAGACATACCAAAGTACATATTTGAAGGTTTAATTAATGGTATAAAAAATAATGGACCAAAAGTAATATCTGTACTAGGAAATTTTGTTACAGGTTTAGTTGAATTTGTCAAAAATCTTTTAGGTATTCGTTCACCATCAACAGTATTCTTCGATATAGGTAAAAATATTATAGCAGGTTTAGTAAATGGTTTAAAAGCGTTTGTTAATGGAGTATTTGATGTATTAGGTTCTATTGCTGACGGAGCTATGAATATATTCCATAAAATAGATTGGGGTAAAATTCTTGCTGTTAGTTTAGCAGTTGGATTATTATATTTAGCTAAACAATTATTAGGAGTTCTTAAATTATTTGGTAACGCTGTTAATAATTTATTAAGTGGTATTGGATCCTTTATGTCCGGCATTGGTTCATGGGCTGCCGACACAGGTGCTGCTAAAAAGATAAATGCACAAGCTAACTTATGGAAGGCTATTGGTCAGTCTATATTAATGATCGCTGGTGCAATGTTATTGATAGCTCAAATACCTAAAGAAGATTTATTGAGATCAGCTATAGTTGTTGCTGCTATAACAGGAGTTGTTGCCGGTTTAATGATTTTAGCTTCCAAATTAGAAAAAGATAAAATGATTAACATAAAAGTTGGTATATCTCCTATATTAGCAGCTTGTCTTGGTTTATTCTTGATATCAAAAGCTTTGGCTAAATTAGCAGGTGTAAATCCGTTAAATTTAGTAGTAGCTGTTAGAACATTTACTATATTATTGGGTGAATTAATAGGTATGTTATTACTCATGGCTGATTTAATGAGTATAGACGGCATGAATAATATAGATAAAGCCGGTAAAATGTTTGCTAAACTAGGAACAACAGTATTAATATTAGCTATAGCTATGCGAATATTAGGTAAAATGAATCCAGATGCTTTATCTCAAGGTTTATTTGTATTAACGTTGTTATTTGGTTTAATAAATGGTTTAATATTTATATCATTATTTGCTGGTGACGCTGCCGACAAAGCTGGTAAAATGTTATGGCGTGTTGGTGTTGCTTTACTAATAATGGTTACTGTTATGAAAATAATAGGTCGTATGAAACCGGAAACAATTGTTAAAGGTTTGGTTGTTTTAGATTTATTGGCTGCATATATAACAGCATTAATAGCAATATCATATTTTAGTGGAGAAAATGCTTTAAAAGCTGGTAGAATGATATTAATGATTGGCTCAGCATTGTTGCTGATAGCCGTTGCTATGAAAATAGTAGCTAGTATTGATGTAAACGGAATAGCTAAAGGTTTAATAGTAATGTCTGTTTTAACAGCTTTAATTGATAGCATGATTTATATATCAAAATACTCAGGACAAAATGCACTTAGAGCAGGTGCTTTGATAATGGCTGCTGCTACAGCATTATTATTGATGACTGCTGCATTATTCTTAATTTCTAAAATGGACCCTAAACAAGTCTATAAAGCATTACCAATAATAACAGTGTTAGTAGCTTTAGTAGATTCTATGATTTACGTAACAAAATATACACAAGGTGTTAATAAAAATGCCCTTGGCCCATTAATAATGATAACTGTAATGTTTTCTTTATTAATAGCAGCTGTTATTGGTTTGACATTTGTTGATCAGGAAAAATTACGTAGTGCTTCTGCTTGTGTATCAATAGTTGTTGGTACTTTAGGTTTATTAATAGCATCTATAAATAAATTAAAAGTTGAAAAAGGCGTTATAAAGACATTATTATCATTAACATTAGTTGTCGGAATATTAGCCATAATTATAGGTCTATTAGCACATTTAGCTCCAGAAGGAGCAATTGGAGCAGCTGTATCTTTAGGTATATTATTAATTTCAATGGCTGGTTGTGTGTTAATTCTTAATAAAATAGGAAGAACTACTAAAGGAATTCAAACAGGCATTGGTGCTATGTATGCTTTAATTGGTGTTGTTGCATTATTAGCCGCTATATTAAATTTATTACATGGATTAGACCCTGTTGCTTCAATAGGAAATGTTATAGCATTATCTATATTATTAGGTGTTATGGCTGGAGTAGTCGTAATTCTTGGTAAATTCGGTGGCGGAGCTAATACACTTAAAGGTGTCGGTGCAATTGCTCTAATAGGTTTAGTCGTCCTTGGATTAGCATCAATATTATTAATGTTAGACAGAATCAATCCTGCTAAAGCGATACAAAATGTTATAACATTGTCTATATTCTTAGGAGTATTATCTATAATGCTACTAGCATTAAATGGAATAGGATTATTATCAACGGAATTAGGAGACGTTATAACAGCTGGAATTGTTGCTTTGTACGCTTTATTACCTGCCTTATTTGTATTAACTGATGTGTTAACTTCGTTAGATAAAATTAATCCATCGTCTAGTATACCAAACGCAGAGGCATTATCAATATTATTAGGCGCTATGAGCCTATCATTGATTGCACTTTCAGTAGCCGGAATGTTAGCTTCAGGAGCTGCTTTAGGTATTGTTGCATTATTAGCGTTAACTAAATTAATGCCAGGAATTATCGATATCTTAAAAATGATGGAAAAAGCAAATTTACAAAATGGTTTAAGAAATGCTTTAACGTTATCTGTTCTATTAAATGAGTTTAGTCGTGTATTAGTTATATTAGCCATGGTTGGCATGACAGGTCCTGCTGCATATAATGGTATAAAAGCCCTAACTACTTTAATAGTTGCTATGGGTGGTTTAATGTTAGCTATTGGAGCATTATCTAAATATATGCCTAAAATGGAAGAATTCATAAATAAAGGTATTGATATATTATGTCAAGTTGCTTATGGAATAGGTAAATTTATAGGAAGTTTCGTTGGCGGAATTACTGCTGGTATAGTATCAGGATTACCAGAAATAGGTTTAAGTTTATCTCAATTTATGATGCTTGCCATGCCTTTTATACAAGGTGCTAAACAAGTTGATAAGAAAACATTAACTGGTATAGCCATATTAACGGATTCTATAATCACTTTATGTGCTGCTGAATTAATAACCGGTGTCACTAAATTCTTAACAATGGGTGGAACGTTCGCTGATCTAGGAACACAATTATCCATGTTCATGTTAAATGCCACACCATTTATTATGGGATTAAGAATGATATCACCAGAATTAGCTAAAGCTGCCAAAAATATGGCCGAAACAGTATTAATATTAACAGCTGCTGATATGGTTCAAGGATTATCTAGATTCTTAGGTTTATCTAACAAAGATCCATTTACTAATTTATCTACACAATTATCTGCATTTGGTCAAGGCATGATCGAATTTTATGATAAAGTAAAAGGCATAGAAGACGTTGATAAATTTAAAACAGCTGCCGAAGGAGCTAAATATTTAGTAGAAGTTGCTAAATCTATTCCTAATGAAGGTGGTTTATTAGCAGGTTTAGCCGGAGATAATACTTTAGAAGGATTCGGAAAAGGAATAAAATCATTTGGTCAAGCAATGATCGATTTTGCTGAATCCATAGCCGAATTAGATGATGATAAAATAGATAAAATTGAAAAATCAGCAAAGGCTGGTAAAGCATTTACAGAAATGGCTAAAACCATTCCGAATGATGGTGGTTTATTCTCAGTATTTGCTGGTGATAATACTCTTGAAGGTTTCTCTAAAGGTATAACCGAATATGGAACTGCTCTTTCTGGATTTGGAGCGAAAGTGGCTAACATAACGCCAGAACAAGCGACAGCAATAGAATATTCGACAAAAGCGGGATCAGCGTTAATAAAGATGACAAAAAATATAGAAAAAGAAGGCGGTTTAGGTTCTATATTTACTGGAAACAAATCACTTGCTAATTTCTCTAAAAACTTAACAGCTTTTGGAGAAGGTATAGTATCTTTTTCTAATACACTTGCTAACAAAAAGACTGGTATAGATCCTAAAAAGATGGATGATATATCTGTATTAATGAAAGGCTTATCAGAAGCATTTAAATACATGAAAGATATAAACGATAAAGATGCTAAAAGTTTTAAAGATGCTTTAAACTCATTAGGTAAAGTCAGTATTAATAAATTAGTAGAAGGTTTTGGTAATGAAGCTGATTCTAAAATAAATTCAATTAAAACAACATCAAAGACTTTTATGAATGGTGCTATATCAGCTGTAAAAAGTTATAAGCCTAACTTTGAATCTGTTGGTCGAAATGTTTCTAAAGGTTTTGCTAAAGGTATAGAGAACGGTACTTATCATGCTACTGCTGCTGCAAAAGAAATGGCTAGATTAGCTAAACAAGCAGCCAAAGATGAATTAAAAGTAGCATCACCTTCTAAAGAATTCTTTAGAATAGGTTCATTTGCTGGAGAAGGATTTATAAATGCTTTATATGCTTATGCTGATAAAGCTTATAATGCTTCCGAAGACATGGCTGGATCTGCTAAAGATGGATTTAGTAGAGCTATTGCCTCAGTAGCAAAAACAATAGAAAATGGTATAGATGATGATTTGACAATCAGACCTGTACTTGATTTATCTAATGTTGAAGAAGGGGCTAGATCTATAGCTGACATGTTAGGATCTGGTCAATCTATTGGTACAATGGCTAATATTAACGCTATTAGTACTGGAATAAACAGAAATCTACAAAATAGACGTTCTGATGAAATGTTATCAGCTATTAAAGATTTAGGAAAATCTCTTAATAATGCTGGTACAACAAATAATTATAATGTAAACGGAGTAAGTTACAGTGGTGATGAAGAAATTTCTAATGCTATTGAAACATTAGTTAGAGCTGCTACTGTGGAAGGGAGAGTGTAATATATGGGATATACGCATGGATGGTTAGATGGTAATAAACGTTATCATGTTGTTGCTGGAGACTGCTTATGGAACATAGCTTTAGACTATATGGGAGCTGGAAACAGATATCCTGAAATAAAACAAGCAAATGGTCTTAGTTCAAATGTTATATATCCAAACCAAGTATTTATAATACCAGGAGTAACACCAGGTTATGGCGGAGCTCCTGCTCCTGCTCCACCTGTTACTCCAGAAGACCAAAAAGCTCCAAATATAGTATGGTTTGCTTTGGAGTCTGGTACTCAACGAAAAATGAATGTTATTTGGCAACAAGCTCATAATAAATTTAAAGTTCGTTGGGAAATATGGGATAGTAATGGACATTTATGGCAAGAAGCTGAAGAAACCCCATCATTTACAGATCAACAAAAAGCTGCTGAACACACTTTTCAAGAATCTAATGATCGTTTTAAATGTAGGGTTAGTATTAGAGCCATAAATGATGATGGAAGTGATAAATCTCCATGGGCTTATAAAGAATATGATTTCAGAGAAAACCCTCCAGAGTTACCACCATCTCCAAATGTTGATATAGATCGTAATGATACTTTAACAGTAACTTTTGAAAACATTCCTGAAAATAAAGGTATAGAGGCTATTGAAGTAGCCTTATATCAAGATAACACTACTAAATATGATACTTTTATCATAAATGTAAATAATGAAACCAGACATGCTAGTCATCAATCAAAAATAGAACCTGGTCACTATTATAATTTACGTGCTCGTTCTATAAAATACACATTACCTGGTGGAAAAACAAACCCTGATGGAATAAGAGGAGGTTGGACTGACTATACTAATAATATACAATCTTCGCCTATTGCTCCTACAGAAATATTAGTACTCGCTGCTAAAAAAATAGTTGAACAAAGTAGTACTACTTACGGTGTTAATATTGAGTGGGATTCTGTGGTTGCTGCAAAAACATATACTGTTCAATGGACAACAGATCCTGAGTTTTTTGATACTGCACCAGACAAAGTTAATAGTCAAACTACTAAAGAAGGTTCTGGACCAAAACTATTAATAACAAATATTGAATTGGGACACGAATATTATTTTAGAGTTGGTTCAAATAACGACAAAGGATCTTCTTTAAATTGGACTCCAATACGATCTATTAAGTTAGGTTCTAGACCTTCTGCACCAACTACTTGGAGTAACACTACTTCTAATATAGTTGGAGAGGATTTAAATCTATATTGGACACACAATGCTACTGATGGGTCTCGTGAAACTTATGCTAGATTAAATTTGATATTAATTGATTCAGCACACCCTTCAGCTAAGCCTATGGAAATAACAAAAGTTATTGAAAATACTCGTTCAGAAGATGATCCAAGTTCAATAAGTTCATTTACTATAAATGCATCTGATCCTGAGTTTGCCTTATTGACAGCAGGCTTTGTTATAAAATGGAAGGTACAAACAGCTGGCGTTGGTAGTGAATATAGTGAATGGTCTACTGAAAGAGAAGTAAACGTGTATGCTAGACCGGAATTAGAATTAGATATTAAAAATAAATATGATGAATCTATAACAGATATATTTGAATTTCCATTTTATATATCATCACTAGCAAAGCCATCTACACAAACTCCTATAAGTTACTATATAGAAGTAATTTCTAATAATACTTATGAAACAGTTGATGAAGTTGGAAATGTAAAAACAGTAAATGCTGGTGATGCTGTATATCGAAAATTTGTTGATCCAGAATCAAATGCTTGGCGTTTATTAGCTTATATGACTCCTGGCGATATAGATTTACAGAGTGGTTTTAGTTATACTGTAAAAGCAACAGTATCTATGAATTCTGGTTTATTAGCTACTGCAGAACAAAGTTTCTCTACAGATTTTACAACATCTACTTATGATATTTTTGCTGATATAACAATTAACAAAGAAACACTAGAAGCATCTATAAAACCGTATGCTAAAGAATGGTATTATGAGGACGACACACCTCATACAAGAGATGCAGTAAATTGTGTTTTAGCAGTTTATAGAAGAGAATATGATGGATCATTTACCGAAATTGCTACTGATATATCAAATGGTGAAAACATTCATGTAACTGACCCACATCCTTCTTTAGATTACGCAAGATATAGAGTTGTAGTAAGATCTGAAGATAATGGTTCAATAAGTTTCAGAGATATTGAAGCTGTTAAAGTTGGAGAGCCTTCTGTAGTTATACAATGGGCTGAACAATGGTCTAGATTTGAAACTGAAAATTCTGAAGAACCAACAGAACCTGCTTGGGCCGGTTCAATGATAAGAATACCATATAATATAGACACATCTGAATCTAATAACAAAGATGTATCTTTAATTGAATATGTTGGTAGAAAACATCCAGTTAGTTATTATGGAACACAATTGGGTGAAGCATCTAATTGGAAAGTTGATATACCAGCAGATGATAAAGAAACATTATATAATATAAGACGTTTAGCTAGATGGACTGGAGATGTTTATGTTCGTGAGCCATCTGGTGTTGGTTATTGGGCTAATATAAGTGTGTCATACAGTACTACACATAAATCGGTTATAATACCTATTTCGTTTAGTATAAAACGTGTTGAAGGAGGAATATAGTATGATAGATTGGACTGAGTCCATGGATCAAACTTTTGAATATTACGAAGTTGATCCTGTAACTTGGAAAGATACTAAGAAAATAGATAACATAACCTCCTCATCTGTTAATAGAGATTCCGGAACTGATACTCTCGGTTCCGCCTCTATTGAAATTGAAAATACTGTTGGAGAATGCTATATAAGAATATATCTTATAGCAACACAAGGAAATATAACACATAAAGAATGTATGGGTACCTTTTTAATCCAAACCCCATCTTCTACTTTTGACGGAAAAACAAGAAAGGTGTCTGTAGATGCTTATACACCATTATTAGAGTTAAAAGAGAATCCTACGCCATTAGGATATGCTTTGTTAAAAAACCAGAACATAATGAATCAGGCGTATTTATTAACAAGGGATAATTGTAGAGTGCCTGTTATAGAAACAGAATCAGATAAAACTTTAACTGCTAATTTCGTTTCTAATGCAGAAGATACTTGGCTTACTTATATAAGAGATTTAATAGCTCAAGCTAAGTATGCATTTGGTTTAGATGAATTAGGTCGTATATTATTTACGCCAATACAAAAAACTGAAGAATTACAGCCGAAATGGACTTTTAACGATGATAATAGTTCTATATTATTTCCTGAATTAACATTAAAACATGATTTATACAAAGTACCAAATGTAGTAGAAGTTGTATGTTCTACTGGTTCTACTACTATGGTTTCTAGAGTAGAAAACAATGATCCAAATAGTCCTACATCTATAACAAAGAGAGGGCGTGAAATATTACATAGAGATACTAAACCTGATATACATGGATATCCTACTCAAGAACAATTAGATGAATATGCTGAAAATCTTTTATCTCAATTGTCTTCTGTTGAATATTCTGTTTCATATTCTCATGCATATTGCCCTGTGACAATCGGTGATTGCGTACGATTAAATTATAAAGCCGCTGGATTAATAGATGTAAAGGCTAAAATAATAAGTCAATCTATTTCTTGTAAACCCGGTTGTACTGTTAAAGAAACAGCAGTGTTTACTAAGAAATTATGGAAGTAGAATGAAAGGAGGCAAATATTATGGCATTATCTCATGATGTTGTTTCACAGTTCGCGAAGATGGTTAATAAACCAGAGGAGAAGAAAGAAGAAACGGTCAAAGGTACATTTAAACTAATTAATGGTGAATCGTATGTACAATTAGATGGTTCTAATATTTATACTCCTGTTACTTCTACTGTTGAAGCTGAAGACGGTGATAGAGTTAATGTTCTTTTAAAAGATCATGCAGCATTACTTACAAGCAATATAACATCACCATCAGCTAGAAATAAAGATGTAACAGCATTACGCGACGAAGTTGATGAGCAAGGTAATACTATTCAACAAATGGATAATAGTATTAAGCAGCAAGGTAACTCAATAATACAAATTAATAATGCTATAAACGAACAGAATAATATTATTAATGCACATGGAAACAGAATAGATGCACAAGATAACATTATACAACAACATAGTAATGTTATTGAACAACATGGCGATGATATAACATCTATGAATAATACAATAGTTTCTCAAGGTAATAGTATAAATCAAATAAATAATACTATAACATCACAAGGTAATACAATAGCTGCTCATGATAACCGTATTACGGCAAATGAAAATAATATCACAGTGCAAGGTAATACTATAGCAGCTCATGGTACTGCTTTGGAAACATTTAATTCAAATATTAGAATTCTTAATTCCGCTTTTATTATACATGATGGTGTAATGGAAGGTCTTGCTCAGATTATTGTAAACGATTTAAAAACTAATCACTTGAATGCTACTTATGCAAATATCGATTTTTCTAATATTCAAATGGCCGCTGTTCAGAACTTATTTACTGAGTCTGGTATAATTAAAGATTTAGTTGTACAAGAAGGTAAAATAACGGGTGAATTAGTTGGCGTTACCATTAAAGGTGATTTAATTGAAGGTAATACTATTGTTGCTGACAAATTAGTAATAAAAGGTGACAATGGTTTATATTACAAATTAAATACTAATGGAGAAACTGTTGCTTCTGAACAAACTAATAAAAACAGTTTGAATGGTAGTGTAATCACCGCTCATTCAATAACCGCTGATAGAATTCAAGTAACAGATTTAGTAGCGTTTGGTGCTACAATTGGCGGTTATCATATAGATACACATTCGTTATATTCAGGAGTCAAATCGTCTATTAACAATTCTACAGCTGGTGTATATTTAGGTGATGATGGCCAAATGAATATTGGAAACAATACTGAATATGTAAAATTTTATAAAGATTCAAACAATAATTATAAATTAGATATAAGTGCTGAAAATATAAAACTCGGAAGTTCAAATAAGACAATCCAAGAAGAAATGGCGAATATTTTTAATCAGAAGATTAATGACATTGAAATTGGTGGTAGAAATTATTATATAATTAAAGATTCGATTGATGGATATATTGATTCTAGTGGAGCTATAACAAATCCATCAGCAGTTAATAAAGAACGAACTAGTGATTATATAGAAGTTACTCCTGGAGAAAATATATATTTTCAAATGTGGGTTACCCCAGAGCCAGCTTCACAAAATAATTATTTATGGATGGCTTACCAGTTTTACGGATCTGATAAAAGTGTTGTCGGATCAAGACCGAGTAAAGCAAAAGGGGCTAATACTGGAACTTTGCAATTTGATTTTTTCAAAATAACTGTTCCTGAAAATGCTGCTTATTTAAGAGTTAGTGGTAGATTTTATAATGATGGTAGAATAAAAGTCGAAAGAGGTACTCTTCCTACTGATTGGACACCAGCCCCAGAGGATACAGACGTTAATATTGAAATTGGTGGTAGAAACTACATTTCAAATTTAGTGGCAAACTGGGTTAATGGTTCATGGAGTACTCCTGAAACCGGACATCCTTCTGTTATTCAGACAGCTGCTGGAAGAATATCTTTGGCCAATCAAATAAAAGTAGAACCTGATGAATTATATTGGGTTAAAATTTACACCAAAGAGACCGAAGAAGATTTAAGTAATGTTTCTATTTTATTCCGTCATATAGACGAAAATGGTAATTATTTAGGACAAAGTACTTTAGGTATAAAAGATCAAAAATGGAAATGTCCAGCATCTTGCAAATATGTTGCTGTTACATTATATGAAAATTGTTCATTGGATTATATAGAAAATGGAACAATACAATTAAAACTAGAAAAAGGAGACACATCAACAGACTGGACTTATTCTGCTGAAGATATTAATACTATGATAAATGGTGTTAATATAACAGCAACCTCCGCTTCTGATAAATTGAATGACTTCTTGGATGGTGAACAAACCACTTTAACCAAGATAAGAACTGATGTGTCTACTGAAATAGATAATGAAATAAAAAAGCAAATATTAGATAAATTCACGACATTAGTTGGCGAAGAGCAACTGGTAAAAGACGGAAAAACAGCATACGATAATGTTCAATTAATAAATTCTGTAATAAGACGTGGTGCTGATGAGTATGGTAATCCGTATATAGAATTAGGTGTTGAACCAACTGGTGATATTCAAGAAACTTATCGTTTGCGTATGACCAATAATGAAATATACATGGTTTATGGTGCTGGTGACAGTACTAAGTTGAAAAAACTAACTAAATGGTATACTAAAGACGGCCGATCAGCGTTAGAAGTTAATTCATTATTAACACAACAAGAAATGGCAATAAAACCTTTTAGTTATATTAAAAATGACGATGGAAGTTTATCATTCAGAAAGGTATAATAGTGGAGGTGATTCAAAATGGCTGAAGCCGTATTAGGACAAAAAGGAACAGGTTTAGGTCATAGTTATAATTTATATGCTTATGGTGAACAACGAGGCAGAGATACTGCTAATAATAGATCTAAAATATATGTTGAAGCTAAATTAACTTCTGGAAGAACAAACTGGTCTTCTGGTTATGCTTCATATATTAGAGTATATTGGCATGATAATCGTGAGAATTATGATAGATTATGCTTTGAAACAGCAATTTCTTCATGTGCTTATAACAGTTCTTATTATGCTTCTGGTGAAATATGGGTAACACATAATGATGACGGTGGATTATCAGGTTATGTCTATGCAACATTTACTAAAGGTGGTACATCATCATATGCACCTTCAACTGGTGGTGTAACAACAGATTGGACAGCTTTATGGACAGTACCAAGAGCCTCTACTCCTAGTATACCAAATGGAGCTGCTAACATTGGCGATTCCGTTACTATAAGTACAAATAGAGCAAGTGGTTCATTTACACATACTCTATCTTATAAATTTGGAACAGCCACTGGACAAATAGCAACTGGTGTTGGAACCTCTACTACATGGGCTATACCAGATAATTTAGCAAAACAGATTCCTAATGCCACAGAAGGAACGTGTACAATAACTTGTGTTACGTATAATGGTGGTACTAATATTGGTACAAAAACATATAATTGCAAACTTAAAATAAAAGATACTGTTAAGCCAACTGTTTCCGGAAATGTAACGGTTACAGAAGGAAATACAAATCTTAATTCATTAAATCTAGGTGTATATTTAACAAATAAATCTATAATAAATGTTACTTTTGCTGGTGCTGGTATTTATGATAGTACGATAACAAAGTTTTGTGTTCAAATAAACGACGGTGAAACCATAACCGCAGATTCTATTGTTAATTTAAATGAATTAATAAAAAGTGTTCCGGTTATAGATGGAACTAATGTTATAAAAGCCTGGGTAATTGATTCGAGACAAATATCATCAGACCAAAAAACAGCTAACATAATAGGTAGATTATACGTTCCACCAATCATATCATCTTTCATATCTGCCAGATGTAATGAGAGTAAAAAAGACGATGACGAAAATGTTTATGGTAAAATATCTGTAGTGGGATCTATAACAGATATTAAAGGTTCTGATGGAACAACCTCTAAAAATACAATGTATTGTAAATATCGATATAAAGATAGTAATTCAAGTGATTGGTCAGATTTAATTGATGTTAATGTTTCAGGTTTTAATATTGATTTCACTGGTGATAATTCTATATTAATATCAAATTCAGATGGTCAATCAGTAGAATTTTTAACATCGACTAAATATGATATTGAGTTATATTTATATGATACAATAATGTTAAAAGATTCTGGTTGGTCTGGATCGGGTAAACCAGAAGAGGATCAATTACTTAAACTATTAAAGAGGGCTGGTAATCTTCTTACTGGTTTTGATTTAATGCATTTTAATAGCTCCGGTAAAGCCATAGCCCTTGGTAAGAAATCAGAAGCTACTGGTTATGCTTTACTAACTTCAAAACCGTCAAAATGGGATTCTGAATATAAAAATTATTTTAGAAA